CAGCGCCATCAGCAACGTTGCCAGCAGCACGGTGGGCTGGTTCAAAGACAAGCTGGGCATCAAATCGCCGTCGCGCGTGTTCATGGGGCTGGGCGGCATGGTGGGGCAAGGCGCGGCGCTGGGCATCGGCGGCATGACGCGGCAAGTCGGACGCGCCAGCGCCGCCTTGGGTGCGGCTGCCACGGTGGCGTTTGCGCCCGCCTTTGCCGATTCCATGAGCGCGGCGTTGCCCGCGTTGACCGCAGATGTCACCGCAGAGGTGGACACGACCCGTTTGTCTCTGCCTGACAGCGCATCTACCCGCCCGGCTCGCACCGCAACTGCGGTGCATGAAGCCGCGCCGCTTGCCCCCACCGTACAACAACACATTGTGATCAACATCACACAACAGGCGGGTGAGAGCAGCGAAGCGCTGGCGCGCCGCGTGGCCGAAATGGTGCGCGAGGCTGATCGCAGCGCCCGGCGCGCCGGGCTGGGAGATTGGGCATGATCGGATTCGACATCGACGTAAACGGAATCGCCAAACGAGCTACCGACACCCTCAAGGGCAATAGCCTGGTGAGGATGGCCCAGGAATTTTCCGACCAGCCTGCTGGCACCCTGGGCAGCATTGCCGACCGCTACGGATTCACCGCCGCCGGCTCGGCTCTGAAGTCCGGCCGGCTGGATGATTTGGTTGGTGCCGTTGGTAACGATGCCATCGTCCTGCTGGCGAAGGAAGGCGCACGGCGTGTTAACCAGGCGATAGACAAGGCCACGGGCAAGCTGGGTGCCCTGTTCCAGGCGCTGAATCGTGGCGATCCGCCGCCCGCCGGTTCGGTCATGCTGGTGCTGGGCGACTTCGCGTTCATGGTGGGCACAATTGCGCACCAGACCCTGAAACGCACGCATGAATACCGCTGGGCGCGCCAGGATCGGCTGCTGCGCGCGCCGGCGCGCCAGTTCGTAGGCGTCGGCGACGAACGTATCGATCTGGATGGATACTTGCTGCCGCATTACACCGGCGGAGCCGATGCGCTGAACACGTTGCGCACGCGCGCCAGCGCCGGCCAGCCCCAGGAACTGGTCGATCATTATGGCGCGGTGTATGGCCGCTACGTCGTCGAGAGCATCGAGGAAACAGATAACGAACTCGACCCGCACGGCCAGCCTCGCCGCGTGGATTTCCGCATCGCTCTGGCGGCCTATGGCGAAGACGGCGGCATGCCGCTGGCTCAGGCGGCTGCGGCGATTGCCGCGAACATTGAAGAACCACTGGAACCTGCTGGCGGCGAACCCAGCATAGACAACGGATGGATGGTATAGCATGGCGCAAACCTACCTGACCCGCACCGGCGAAACGCTGGACGCCATCGCCTACCGCGTGTATGGCACCGAACAGGCGGCCCATGCCATCCTGGCCGCCAATCCTCGCGTGGCGCAACAGCCGGCAAAGCTGCCCGCCGGGCTGACCCTGACGCTGCCAGATTTGCCCACCACTGCGGCACCGCCGTCTACCGTTCGGCTGTGGGTGTGATGCCATGACGCCAGCATTTCGCATCACACATGGCGGCAGCGACGACATTACCGCCTTGATCGCCGACAGGCTGCTGTCGTTGCGCGTCACGGATGAAGCGGGCGTCACATCCGACCAGTTCGACCTGGCAATGGATAATCGGGATGGTGCTGTCGCTATCCCCGAGACAGGTGCCGAACTGATGGTGGCGATGGGCTACGCCGGCGAACAGCTTTACGAATTGGGCAAGTACACCGTCGACGAGGTGGAATCAACGGGCGTGCCGCGTACGCTATCGCTGCATGGCAAAGCGGCCGACATGAAGGCCACACTGAAAAGCTGGAAGAAACGTAATTGGGACAAGACGACGCTGGGCAAGATCGTCGCCGCCGTCGCCAGCGAACACGGCCTAACGGCGAAGGTTGCCGATAGGTTTGCGGACATTGCCATCGACCACCTCGACCAGGTCTATGAATCCGACCTGAACATTCTGACGCGATTAGCCGAACAATATGGCGGCGTCATGAAGCCCGCTGGCGGCTTTTTGCTGTTCGTCGAGCGCGGTGCCGGCATGACGGCTGACGGCCAGCCATTGCCAACCATGCCCATCGTGCCCACCGACACCATGGGCGGCGATGGCTGGCGCACTTCGATCCACGAACGGCAGTTTTATGCGAGGGTCGGCGCGCATTGGGGCAACCGCCGCGCAGCGAAAACGCAGTACGTGTATGCCGGCAGCGGCGACCCTGTGATGTACCTCCGGCATCCGTATAAATCGGAAAGCGATGCCCTGGCCGCCGCCGAGGCAAAGCTACGCCAGCTACAGCGCGGCCGCACCAGCCTGTCTCTGAACCTGTACGGCCGCCCGGCTCTATGCGCGGAAATGCCCCTGATGCTGTCCGGGTTTGACACCATCACCGATGGAGAATGGATTGTCACGCGCGCCGAGCATTTGCTGGACGCTGGCGGACTGACCACGCGCGTAGAAGCGCAGCGCCGCGATGACTTTGCGGCCGAGGATGCCGACCGCGACGAGTCGGGCGCAGACACAGGCGACGAGTGACACAACCTGTTCAAAAACCCCACCGCAGGAATTAACCGGCTGTCCGAACCAATATGGCCGGCATGAGCGGAACAAACGCAACCACCGGCCAGTCGCTTGGCGGGCTTGAGCACCTCAAGCAGTCCATACGCGATATTCTGACGACCCCCCTGGGCAGTCGCGTCATGCGTCGCCAGTACGGTTCTGGCCTGTTCGACCTGCTGGACGCCCCTATAAACCGCCGTATCCTCGCGGCCATTTACGCGGCCACCGCCGGCGCGCTGCGCATCTGGGAACCTCGCTTTTCCCTGAAAAAGGTATCCGTCGAATCTGTCACTGTGGGTCGCATCGAACTGACGGTGTATGGCGATTATGTGTTTGGTAGCGAAAGCGGCACTTTGTCGATGACGGTCGAGGTGACGAAGTGAGCATAGACCTTTCCTTGCTACCGGCACCTGCTGTTATTGAGCCGCTGGACTACGAGACGATCCTGGCAACGATCAAGGCCGATGTGTTGGCTCTGGCACCAGAACTTGCCGATGTGCTGGCTCTGGAATCCGAGCCCATCACGAAGCTGTGCCAGGTTGTTTCCTATCGTGAATTGCTGCTGCGCGCCCGCATCAACGGCGCAGCGCGTGCCACGATGTTGGCTTATGCCGAAGGCACAGACCTGGATCATCGCGTGGCTCTGATCGGCGTGGAGCGCCTTCCCGGTGAAAGCGATACCCGTCTGCGCGCAAGGGCGCAGATTTCGCCCGAGGGGTACTCCACCGCCGGCCCGACACTGTCCTATGTTTTCCATGCCCTGTCAGCATCGACACAGGTAGCCGATGTGTATGTGGACAGCCCAGCGCCCGGAGATGTGCGTGTGACCGTACTGGCGTTGCCGTCGGCAAACAATCCTGGCGGCGCGCCTGGTGCCGCGCTGCTGGATCAAGTGCGTGCGGCGCTGAATGCCGATGATGTGCGACCGTTGAACGACAACGTGGTTGTTGAGGCCGCCAGCATCATCACCTACGCAGTGTCGGCCACGCTGGTGTTCCTGCCTGGCCCGGACATAGCCACCGCCATGCAGGCGGCGGCCACCGTCTGCCAGGAATACGTCGATGGACAGTTCAAGCTGGGCTACGACGTTACTGTGTCAGGACTGCATGCCGCGCTGCATCAACCCGGCGTGATGCGCGTTGACCTCGTCAGCCCCACGGGCAACATCATCGTCGCCAACAATCGAGCCGCCCGCTGCACGGGCGTGACGGTCAACTTTGGCGGGGTGGCGTCATGAGCCTGTTGCCGTGGAATTCCAGTGTGATGGAACGCGCCATCGAGGCCGCCGCCCGCCTCGACTTGCCTGTGCCTATTGCGGATTTGATAGACCCCGACACATGCCCAGAATTCATGCTGCCGTGGCTGGCGTGGGAAATGCACGTAGATGGTTTCGACGACATCCCGACGGTGCAAGGCAAGCGGGCGGCCATTCGCATGTCGCTGGCTCTGCACAAGAAGAAGGGCACGAAATGGGCCATTCAGCGCGCCCTGGAAACGTATGGATATCCCGGCTGCAAAATCATCGAACACCGTGATTTCATGTCCGAGTGGCTGGCCGCCGGCGGTGAACTACTCGACGGCATTGGTGTATTGAATGGCGATGGCGACCTTTCCGCGCCATCCGGCATGTTCCGCTTCGCCACAACACACTGGGCTCAATACTCGCTGCGACTGAACGCAGCCGACGGCATCACCACGTCGGCGATGTTGCGGCAACTTGCGCAACTGTGTGCAATGTATGCACCGCGTCGGTCGCACCTGGCCGTCATCCTGCTGTTTGTCGCGCTGGAATTCGACGCCACGATACGCATGGGTGATTTGGCTCAACACGGTCGCTTTGTCATGCGTGATTGCCGCCGCATCACGGTGCCGACGTTCGACACGCTCGACGGCTGCGACTTGATCGGTGGGGAAACGCTGCTCGACACGCTGGACGGCGACGGAACGTTGGACGGCAGCAGCAATTTGCTGCCCGAGCGATACACCGGCGAACCCCTGGACGGCGGTCAGCTTTCCATCAATATCCCGCGCAGCCGCACGCGCATGTGCGGCACGGCGCTGGGCGGCCCCTACATTGAACCGCCCGAAACCCTCGACAGCATCGACACCCTCGACGGGCGCTACACGATTTCAGGCGAAACCCTGGATGGCCTGGACTTGCTCGACGGTGGCGACCTGCGCTACCCGCTACTGGCCGACCACGAGGACACGCTGGACGGCACCAGCAATCTTGGCGAGATAGACGGCCCACATCACATCTGGT